GTCCTGATTCCCCGCACAAAAACCCGTCTAACCCCCTCATTTCCCGATCTGTAAGGTAGGTTAAAGCGATGCCTGACACCGACTCCGCCGACTCTCTCGGACTAGACTGGAAATCCCGAGGCGAGCGTGCCCAAGCCCGCCAACGCGAACAGCAGGTGGAAGCCTTTGCGGGTGAACACCTCCCACTCTCGAAAATCGAACCCATCCTCGTCAGCCTCGCCGGAACCGTTCAAGGAATCCTCGCTGGTATCCCCGACGCCCTCCGCTCCGCAGGCATCGAGGGCGAAGCGATGCGGCAAGCTGACGCGATCATTGCCGACGCCCTGCGCCAGGTGGCCGACCAGCTCACAGGGATCGCGGACCAGGCCGCGCAGGAGGTCGAGGAGGTCGAGGATGCAATCGAGACAGGGAAGCCGCTCGATCCCCTCTCAGGTCCAGCCGAACGCAAAGCGCGCCGACCTCGCGGCCTTGGCAAGCCAAAACATGGCGGCCGGAAATCAGCATGAAGCGCGCCCCGCTCATCGGAGACCCCGCCTACCTAGAGGCTCGCGGATTCGCAAAAGCGATGCGCCGCCTCGCGAACTCCTGGAAAGCCGCCTGGACTCCCCGCGTCCCGCCGAATCCCGTCGATTGGGCAGAGGGCGGCGCCGTCGTCCTGCCTGCCGGCGTCGCGGCCCGCGGCATCGGCGGGCGCCTCTCGTTTCGCTCCCGCCCCTACTGGCGCCTACCGTTGCAATGGTTTGGGACGGATGGTGTCGAAGCCATCGTTGTCGAGGTCGCATCGCAGTGTGGGAAGACGACGCTCGACGTTGCGCTGGCGCTCTACGGTGCAGAATGGTTGGCGGGACCAGGCCTCCTGCTCATGCCATCCGACGACCACGCAGAGGACTTGGTCCGCGACCGCCTGCGCCCGATCTTCGGGGCGTCGCCGTTCGGGCGCGGCCTGAAAACAAACGATCTGCGCTTGGGCGGCGTCTCGTTTCCGGGTGGCGGAAACCTGAACGTCATCGGCGTCGGGTCACCGAACGCCCTCAAGGGGCGCCCTGCCCGCTGGGTCTTGTTTGACGAGTACGACGAGGCGTTGCGCTATGGTCGCGCCAACGGCTCGCCGCTGGAGCGCGCCAAGACCCGCACGCGAACCTATGGCAGCTTGCGCCGAATCGTGCTGACCTCGACGCCGACCGTCGAAAACGAGGGGATCCACCCGGAGTACCAGAAGTCCCGCCGCTACGAATGGCATGTCCCGTGCCCGCATTGCGGCGCCTACCAGAAGCTCGAGCTCTCGCGCATCAAGTGGCCGCGCAACAAGGATGGCGACGCATCGGAGACGCCCGACGAGATCGTCGTGCGAAACCTCGCGTGGTACGAGTGCGCCCATTGCTCTGCAGCCTGGACCAATGCGCAGCGACTACAGGCCATCGCAAACGGGCGGGAGCATTGCCTGGACCCCGACCGACCGATGCTGCAGGTGGGCTTGCACATTTCCGTCCTCTACTCCCCCGACGTGTCCCTATCTGAGATCGCCGCGCAGTTCCTCAAATCTCTCGCCGACCCCGAAGCCCTGATCCAATTCCGGAACGAATGGCTGGCCGAACCGCGATCGGAGATCATCCGCTCCATGTCGACCGACCAGGCGCACCTGGCAACGCTGGGGCTGCTCGGGTATGAGATGCCCGCCCCCGACTGGTGGAAATCCGATACGCCGCCCGAAACGCCGGATTGGGTCCGTGCGGTCACCTGGGGATTTGACGTCCAAGGCGCGGAGGCTTGGGGGATGGCTTGCGGGTGGGGCGACCACGGGGAATGCATCGTCCTGTGGTGCGGGAGGTTTGCCGGATCTGGCGACCTGGAACATGCCGCCGAATCGTTCCGCCGCGAATGGCTCAACCCGTCCACTGGCGAGCTGATGCGGCCTCGTCGCGGGATGATGGACTCCGGGTACCGCGCCCACGAGGTTTACCGGATCTGTGCCGTGACTCCCGGCCTGATGCCGTCCAAGGGCCGTCAGGACGGACAACTCCCCATGGCGATGAGTCAGGTAGACCGCCAGGACGGAAACCGTCGCACCGTCGGGCGAACCGACCTCGCGATCCTCTGGACAACCTACTGGCAGGACCAGGTAGATGCCGCCCTATCCGCTGGCCCTGGGCGCGGGCGTGGCGTCGCGCACCTCCCGGCAAACGCGCCCACCTACCTGCATAGGCACCTATCAGCCGAACGCAAAAAAGCGGTCAAGGGCCGGAACGGGACGCTGTCCTACGTCTGGGTCGCTCACTCCCACGAAAACCACCTCCGGGACTGCATGGTCTACGCTCGTGCGGCGGCTGGTTTGGGTGCGTGCCTGGACCTGCGCCCGCTGAAAGCTGCACCTGCCGCTCCCCCACCAGAGCAAAAAACCGAGCAAAAATCGCAAACGGCCGCGCCTGCCCCCGCAAAAAAGCCGAATGGATTGGCGGCTTTGCTCGCGGCTAGAGGTGCTGGAAGTGGGTTAAAAGTGGACAGGTTGTAAAAATCTGGTTTGCTTAGTATGCAAATCTTGTGTATTGGCGTGGATTTGTGTATATCTTGTGGATAGATGGCATTCACAACCTGGGCCGCGTACAAAGTCCAAGTCCTCGACGCGATCGTTGACTCGATCAACTCGGGATCCGTTGTCCTCGAGGACATCGGCACGGTTGGCCCTGATGGCGTCCCCAGGAAGTTCCGCTCATTCGAGGAGTGGCGCACCTGGATCAACTTTGTCGAGGGCAAGGTCGCCCAAGAAGCCGCCGCCACCACCGGACGCGGCCGAATCCTCTTCATGGGCGCGATCCAGTGACCCGGCTCTCCGAGATCGCGATGTCGCGCAGCTCTGCGCCGCGTCCGCTCCGTGAGCCGTTCGGAATCGGATTACCCGCGCAGAAGATGCAGGGCGGCGGATTCGACGCGGCCAAGGTCTCCAGCTGGGATCTCCGTTGGAAGCCGCAGGATCGGGCGCCAGATGCTGACCTCGCAAACGATCTTCCGATGCTGCGCGAGCGGTGCATCGACCTCGTCAAAAACGACCCCCTCGCCTACGGAGTCCTCGACACGATCGCCCACGGCGTCGTCGGTCGCGGGCCGCGCTTGCGGTCCAAGGCCACCGGCGATGTGGGCGAAAAGATCAACAGCCTATTTTCCGCCTGGACCACGTCGGCCGGGTGGGATGGCGTCTCGACGTTTGCCGACCAGCTCTACGGGACAGTCCATGCCGCGAACCTGTCCGGCGATGTCGGAATCCTCTGGCCCGATGTCGGCGACGGCAGCGCGCCAAAAATTGACCTGATCGACGCCCGGCGCATCAACACGCCCGGCGACCTCAAGGACCAGCCTGTCCGGCTTGGCGTCCGATACGACAGCTACGGGCGCGTCCAGGGCTACTACGTCGCCAAGGGAGAGAACTTGAACGGGAATCGCGACGAGTTCTCGTACTTCCCACTGGACCGTAACGGGCGCGTCAATATGCGCCTATTTCGTCGGCCCGGTGTCATGCGCCCGAGGCAGTCTCGGCAGTGGCCCATGTTCGCCCCCGCTGCGCTGGACCTCAAAGACCTGCGCGAGTACCGCCGTACTGAAGTTCGCCGCGCTCAGATGGCGAGCAAGACGCACCTCGTCATTCGAACGCCGGATCCCAAGGCGCTTTCCGACGCCTTCGAAAACATCAAGCTCGAAAATCCAGACGTCGACATCGCCGCCCTGATGGGTCGCAGCTTCGGAACGACGCCAGATGGGAACATCATGGTGCTGGGCCTGGGCGAGGCGGCGGATATTGTCCAGCCTCCGCAGGTCAATGGAGGCACCGGCGACTACATGGAGGCGATGCTACGGGCGATCTCCGCCTGCACCGGCCTTCCATTTGAGGAGGCTTTCCGCCTATACGCCCGCCTGAATTTCTCCAACGCCCGCACGATTCGACTGATGGCTAAGGCAGCCTACAAGGATTGGCGCGACGCCCTGGAAATCGCGCTTTGCATCCCGACGCTGCATCTCCTGGTCCGCTACTGGTGGGCCAATGGCGAGTTTGGCCGCATCCCGTGGTCCGATGACCTGCTCGCACACTCGTGGGGCTGGGACGAAATGGAATGGGTCGACCCCGCGAAGGAGGTCGGTGCCAATGCCGAAGCCATCGCGACGAACCAGAAGTCCATCAAGGAAATCGCCGCGAGCCAAGGCCGCGACTGGCGCGCCATCGTGGACGACAACCTGGAGGCAGAAGCCTACGAGGCTGAGCGCCGCGCCGCGCTGAACCTGCCGCCGAAATCTGTCGGCACGCAACCCGCGCCAGTTCCCGAGATGCCAGAGAAACCAGAGAAGGAAGACGAGGGCGACAATGGATGATCTGCTTCTGTACGGCGTCGTCGGGTGGGACATCAACGCCCTGGACAGCGTCCGCGCCATCAAGAAGGCCAAGGGCAAAGCGATGTCGGCCCGCATCAACTCTCCCGGCGGCTCCGTCTGGGAAGGCCTCGCGATCGCTACTGCAATCCGCGAACACGGCGACGTGTCTACCCACGTTGACGGCCTCGCCGCCTCTATGGGCTCTGTTCTGTTTGTCTCCGGTAAGACCCGCAGCATGGCCCGCGGCTCTCGCCTGATGATCCACAACCCGTCCAGCATGGCAGCCGGCGAGGCCGACGACCTCCGCAAAGAGGCGGACGTCCTCGACAACATCGCCGACGACATGGCGCAGATGTACGCCGATGCCAGCGGCGGCAAGCTCTCGAAGGAGCGCGCCCGCGAACTGATGGACGCGGAAACGTGGTTTTCCGCTGACGAGGCTGTCGCCGTCGGGCTCGCCGATCGCGTCGAAGGGAAGGCCGCTGCATTCGCGAAGATCCCGGCCAGCATGCACTACACCAACATCCCGGAGGACATCCGAATGAAAGAGCCAACCGCAGAACAAAAGCCGTCGTGGTTCGAGGAGCTGAAGGCGATGGTTGTTCCGTCGACCGCTTTGCGCGCCGAACTCGACACCGCCCGCGCCGAGCTCACCGAAGCCGCCGGTGCGCTGACGGAATCCGTCGCCAAGCTCGCCGAGGCCAATGCCGCGCTGGAGTCCGCCAAGGCCGACCACGCCGCCGAACTGGAGCGCATCACCGCCGATCACGCCAAGGCCATCGAGGCCGCGAAGATCGAGGCCGCGCAAGAAGCTACCGCTCAGATGCTCAAGGGCAACGCCCCTGCGCCTCTGCCTCACGCTGAACCCGGCGAAGGAGAGCCGACCGGGACGGTCACGGAAAGATGGAACGCTCTCAGGGCTGCCGGTCGCTACGAAGAGGCTGGAAAGCTCTACTCCGAACACCACGACACCATCCTGGAAGGGAAGTGACCCATGGCCCTCGATCTCAACATGACCGCGATCTCGCAGGAAGTTTTCCCGTCCTTGGTCGCATCCATCGGACCCGTGCTCGACAGTGCGATCAAGGTCAGCGACGACCCCGCTGCGAAAACGGTCACCGTCAACATTTTTGACGATGTTGTCGGAAATGAGTTCACGCAGTCGACCGGATCGTACACGGAAACCGCTGTGAACAACACCGGGATTTCGGTTACCATGACCGAGGTCTACATGATCCGCAAGATCAACAAGCTCGCGTTCATTCAGACTCCGATGGACGTGATCAAGGGCCTTTTGCCCAAGATCGGCGCAGGCATCGCCAAGAAAATGTTTGCGATGCAAAACGCCCTGGTCACCGCTGCAGCGTACACCAACACCGCTCTCACCAGCACTGCCGCCAACTTCGATGCCGACGACGTGGCCGATCTTGCAACCGGCCTCGACACTGCGAACGTCCCCGAAATGGGCCGCTCACTGGTTGTTCTCCCGTCCTACGTCGGGGCGCTCTCCAAGGACAATACGATCCAAGCGGCGTACTCGTTCGGGGATGATGGCGTGATCAAGCGGAATCTCATTCCCAGCGTCCATGGATTCTCGGTCCACAAGGCGAGCTCCATCGTTGCCTCTGGCGACGTGGCGAACCTGACCGGCTGGGCAGCTGGCAAGGAAGCGTTCGCGGTGGCGTTCCGTCCGTCGATGGAATCCGCCGACGTCCCCACATACGCCGCGATGGGATCGTACACCGACCCCAAGACCGGCATCACCATCACTACCAAGATCTGGGATGGCAACGATGGCAACTACCGAATCGGCGGCTTCGTCGGATTCGGCATCGCTCGCGGCCAGGTCGCGGCGCTGACCCTCATCAAGTCGGCCTAACCTCCGACAAAACCTGGCGCCGGGACAGCACCGGCGCTTTTTCCTGCGAGGGAATCATGATTAAGAAACTGGCTGTGCTCGTCGTAGAAAAGGCCGGATCCGTCGAAACTCTCGCGGGAGAAAAGGGCGAGATCTACGCGGCCGCGCGCGAGATGATCCGCGAGATCAACGATGCCGGGAACCCCGACGGCGTGCTCTCCGTGACCGCCCTGGGATCCACAGGCACGCTCAAGCGGTACCGCTGGAAGGAAGCGATCCACGCGACCGAATCCGCCGCGCCATCCATTGTGGCGCCCGCCTCCGAGGAAGAGGAAGGCGATGACGAGGACGAGGCTAAGGAGCTGCGCGCCAAGCTGCGCGGCGCGAAGATCTCGTACTCGCCGCGCTCTGGCCTGGATCTCCTCCGCAAGCTCGTGGCGGACGCTGGTCTCTGATGGCCTCCGGGATCGAGTTCAAGGCTGTCGGGAAAGGGCTTGACGACCTCGCCAAGTCCATCCGCGACAATGCTCGATCCGCTCCAGATGCGTTCGCATACGCGAGTTCTGGTCTGGTCCAGCTTGCGGGCGCCGTGCTGCGAGACAAGTACATCGTGGCGGGAAGCTATGTCGAGCATGGGAAGAATGGACGCCTGACATACACAGAACCGCCCGGAGGAACTCACGGACCCTATTACAGGTCGCACGGAGACCGCGCCTACTCGATGCGCAAAATCTTCGTGAAGGGAAAATTTGTCGACCGCACCGGAGGTCTTCTCGGATTTGCACAGGATGTGGCCGGGTCGATTCCATCTGAGGTCCACCCGCGCACCATCGGACATGAGCAGAGCGCAGGACGCGGAAGGGGCGGCGAGATCGTCGCTGGAATCAACCGCGACGGCAGCGGGTACATCATCATGAAGGACGGGTACCGCGCTGCAGAAGTTGGGTCAAGGCAGGACAAGACCGGTCGCTTACAAGAGGGTAAGCGCGGCGTCTGGCGCTCTCTTCGCACCGTTCGCGGCCGGTTCGCGACCCTCCTCAAAAAGAAGTATCCAGACCTCTTCAAGGTGCCGCGCTGATGGCCTCCTCTGTCTTTGCAATCGTGACCGCCCTGGGCGCTGCCATCCAAGCCAAGATGGGCGCAGGCTACGACCTGCGCTATGGCCTGCCCGACCAATCCGCAATGGGCATCGCAAATGACGAGGCGGTCTACATCCGGTTGGCGCAAGAGGTGTCGACGGTCGCGACGAATCTGACAGAAAACGTCCGGCCTCGAATCTCGATCTACGTCACACGCCCGCATTCCGGAGACCCGACCACCTCTGCATCGCACGAAGCAACGCTCGACATGATGACAGATGTTCGCGTCGCCATCGCTGACCGGATCCAGGCGCACCACACGGGCGCGACGCCGATTCCAGGCTACTCCGGCCCTCTGTTCTTCGAGGGCCAAACATCTACGCCGTCCGTCCTCTCCATTGGCACAGGTAGCCAAGAGGCGGTCACGGCGGATTTCGATTTCCGATTCACCCGAAACGTGGGGGCAAGATGAGCATCGAACAATTCCAGCAGATGGGATACAAAACAGAATCCGTCGAGCTGACGGCGGAAACGCTCGTTGCGGCCGACTTCGACACGTTCTGGGATTCTTGCCTGATCAAGCCCGCGTCGACCATCCTGGAGCGTCGGCCGCGTCGCCTCTCGTTCTCGGCTGTCCAGCCCGTCGGCGGGGCATTCATGGCAGAGGTATCCGGCGTGTTCGAGCCGCGCCCGTCTGGCGCCGACGCGACCCCGCCAGATTGGTACCAGATCGCGAAGGCCGCGGGCGCCACCATCACCGGAGACGTTGCCGCCTGGGGCGCTGAGTCCGCAGCCTCCGACATCATCGGCACGGCCTGCACGTTCAAGTATCGCGACGGCGTGCATGAACATATTTCCGCAGGAACGCGCGTCGCCATGATGCGATTCTCGGCAAAGGCTGGAGACAGGTGGCTGTGCGAGATCGGCGGGTCTGGAAGATACTCGCGATCCACCGAAGCGACGTTCGTCTCTGGCGCGCAGCCGTCCGCAGGTGCTGGCCTTCCGTTCCTGGGATTGACTGTCTCCATCGCCGGATTCACGGGCGCCTATGCTGAGGCGGAGATCTCCATCGACGGCGCCGTCACTCTTAAAGAAGATGGCTCGCATGCCAGCGGGAAAGGCGCATCGCGTATCACTGGACAGTCATGCAAGGCTCGATTTGTCGTCGAGCACAACTCGACCGTGGATTGGCACTCGATCGCCCGCAACGACGCATCCGGCGATGTGCTCGCGGTCTCCTGCCAGATGTCGGCGGGGTCAGCCGGAAACGTCCTGACCTGGACCGGAAATCTCGCGTTGACTGAAGATGTCGTGACCGAGTACCGCGAAGGCATCGGGTATTCGACCGTCGTCGGCGAGTTCATCACCACGGGCGCGGGCGCCTGCCTGACGCTGACTCAGTCTTAAGGAGTGGCCATGAGCGGGATTTTCCTTGAACCCGAAACCACGTTCTCGATCTCCCTGGTTCCCGGAAAGCGGCATCAGTTCACGCGCAAGGATGGCGGCGAAATCACTTTGCGCACGGCCACCGGGCGGGAGTTCGCGGCCATCACGCGGGCAATCCGGAACGACAAGACGGAAGACGCCTACGCGATCCTACCTGCTCTGATCGTCTCGGGAATCAAGCCAGAAGACGTTGGCCGCTTGCACCCGAACGCCGCCGCCGAATTGCTTTTTGCCGTCCTTGAAAAGTCCCGCCTCGATGAGGTCGACTCGGGAAACTGATCATTGCCTTTCGGCTGCTGACAGGGCAGTACGGGCGCGGCGCTTTGGCGTGCGGATGCTCTCCCGGAAGGCACTCAACCGACCCACAACAGAGGAGGCGCTGGGGATGCGACGAGAAGGCAGCTCAACCAGTCATGATCGACCCTCTGACGGGGAAGCGGGAATCCAAGCTCTGGGATCTGCACCGATGCCCCGCGCATCACGCGGGCGCGGAGTGGGTCGACGTGGTGCGGACGTGGTCCGTCTTTGGTGGGCGCGATGATTGGGGGCCGCTTCCGGTTGCTGGCGGGTGGCTTGACCAAACTCAGTGGTTTGCAGATGCCCACCGAATCCTCTCGGCGGAACGCGAACGACTCATCGACATGCGACAGAAAGACGCAGAGCGAGAGCGCGAAGCTGCAGCACGAAAAGCAAAAGGCCGACACTGATGGCTGATGAGATCATCTACCGGATCGAGGTTGACGACAAAGGCACGCCGAAAATCGTCAAGTTCGGCAACGCCTCCGAGAAGGCAGGGAAGAAAGCCAAGGATTCTTTCGGCGGAGCATCCAAGGCGCTGAAGGATTTCGCTGATGAAGTCCCTGGCGTTTCTGGTGCGCTGGGAATGTTCTCGAAGGGGCCGGCCGCCGCCGCTGGCGTTGCGGTTGGCACTCTCGCCGTCGGGTTCGGCGCGATGGTCAAAAAGTCCATCGACTTCGCGGACGGGATGAACGACTTATCCCTTCGCCTCGGCATCTCGACAGAACGGCTCTCCGTCCTCTCCCTCTACGCGGAACAGTCCGGCACCGACATCGAAACCCTTGCGACCGCGATGGGGAAGCTCGGCGTCAAGCTCTCCGAAGGCGACAAGACGCTTCTCGGGTACGGCATCACGGCGACCAGCGTGGACGAGGCCCTATTCCAGCTCGCCGACAAGATCGCCGGGACTACCGATCCGATGCTTCGCCTCAAGATGGCGACCGACGCTTTTGGAAAGTCCGGACAACAGATGCTGCCGCTTCTTGTCCAGGGTGGCGCGGCTCTCAAGGAGATGTCGGATTCCGCCCCAAAGGTATCTTCGTCGATGGCAAAGATGGCCGACGAGCTGAATGACAAGTTTTCCGCTATGCAGGGGAAGTTTTCCGGGATTGCTTTGGGGATCGCAGAAAAGGTTATCCCGGAAATCGACAAGTGGCTTGATGGTGTCGACCGGATTCGCAAGGCGCTGGGCCTTCTTTCTGCTGACGAGGATTACGAGAACAAGCGGCTTCAGGCGCGAAACAAGATCATTGCTCAATATGGTGATCTACTGGAAAAACGCAAGGCTGGAGAAAAGCTGATTGGGCCCGTGAAAGGCGCGGTTACGATTGGAGGATTGACTCTCCGGGAATCTCTGGCCGCGTTCGACCGGAATAATCCACTGGAGCGCCCTGGATCTGCAGTTCCTCCAATCCCCGCTACTGGAGTCATCGGCGCCGGATCAGGAGCCGCGACAGGGCGCGCAACATCTGTCGACTACGGCGAGCAGAATACCATCGACTACTATGCCGGGCTTCCGTTCAGCGACAAGGCAAAAGCGTCTTTGGAAAAGCAATACGACGCCGAGGTCGAGCTCGAAGATGCCGCGATGGAAGAGCGCCGACAGAAGTGGAACGCAAGCCAGGAAAAGCGGTTCCAGGACCAGAAAGACGCAGAAGAGAAGATGCGTGCGGAACAAAGCGAGCAGTGGAATCGGATGGCGTCGTCCGTCTCTGGCGCGTTCTCATCGGCCTTCGCGGACATCTACAACAACGGTCGGAATGTGTTTGGCGCGCTTGCAAGCTCATTCGGTGAATTGTTCGTGAATCGAGCCATCAACGCTCTTGCCGATCTTGCAACCAATGCGCTTCTGGGAGCGCTCCTTGGAGGGCCAGGAACTGGTGCGGCGTCGCTGGTCGGTGGATTCTTCGCTCGTGGTGGCGAGCCTCCCGTGGGCGGCCTCAGTGTTGTCAACGAACGGCGCCAAGAGGCGATTGTCCCGCGTGGGCCGGTGCGTGTGGAGCCGACCGCAGCGAGCGGCAATACCTACGTTTTCCAGGTGCAAAACCCAGCTCAAGCCGCAACACTCCAGCGATCCATCGAGCGCGAGAAGCGGCAAGGCAAGCGGGGTATCCGATGAGCACACCGCTTGCCACCTACGCGGAGACATCGCAGGCGGAGCATCAGCTCGCGATCGATTGGGAGTTCGCGGCGGACGGCACGCCGATCGGATACGACGACGGCGCGCAGTACGACAGCATCCGCTCGACCATCACGGCGCGACTCACTCCGGCGCAGGTGCAGGAAGTGTTGGCGTGCATCCGTGACGACGCGGGCGTCTGCACCATCGACGGATCCGGCTACCTGCTGGGGCCGACGCTAAATATATCCGCTGGCGTCCCGGTGCGGATCGCCTCGCTGACGCAGGATCAGCCTGCGGACTCCTCCTTAGCCCTGATCGATGTCACGGCGGAAATCCTCTACGGCCCTCTCCCGGCGCCTGCTGGCGGCTCCCTGTCGCCTGCGCTGGACGGCGGCGTACCGTACCCATCCGACGACATGGGCCACCTGTTCTTCGGCATGGAGGACGGAGGAAACGCAGCGGTCGCACGGAGCAAGCATGTCGGATCCTGGACGAAGTGGTACGCTGGGCAGCTCTCCACGGCGCAGGCATCGCAAGTGGTAAACGGACTGCGGGCGCTGCGGGCCTCCACCCTGACGTGGACCGTCTCCGCATCGGCGCGACCGTTCGGGGAGATTGCAGAGACTGTCCACACGGTTTCGATCCCTCGGTGGCAATGCATCCGCGACACCAACCTGACCTGGTCATTCGAGTTGGAGATCTACCGGCATGGCTGACTACGGCGTCAAAATCACTCTTTCGGCACTGTCTCCTATCCCGAACTACACCGGAGACATCTGGACCAACGGATCCGCCTGGCTTTGCTCTGGAGAGGCTCCGACGGTCGATTGGATCAACGGCACGCTGGTGTCCGTCTCGTCGATCGGCGAGCGCGTCGACGTGGCGCGCGGCGGCAACTACGCGGAGACTTCGGACGCGACGGTCACGATCGAGTCGACGCATTGGAAGGCATTCGATGCGGCTGGCGCCTCGATCTACGGGGCGTCTGTTGTCGTGGGCCAGCTTGCAGATGATGGCACATTCTCGCCTCGCTGGTCTGGCGTGGTGCGGGAGCCGGAATGGGCTGGCGCAGTCTTGACGCTTTCCGTCGAGTCGGTGAACACGCTTCGCCACCGGGAGATTCCGGCGCGGATCATCACGTCGACCGAGTTTCCCAACCTTCCAACGTCATCGGAAGGCGCGTGCGTCCCGATCATCTACGGAGCCTGCGAAAGGATGCGGCCTCCTGTTCTGGAGTCAGGGGAGATCCCACTGATCGGGCAAAAGATTTGGTCTTCGTCCTCTGCGGTTGTTGACTCTGACTGTACGGCGCTTCAAAGCCTTGATTTCTCAGGTGAAGAAAAAAACTATTCGATCATCTACAGGATTGCGGTCTCTGGATCGTGGGGGTCGAAAACTGGCACATGGGCCGAGTCTATCTCGGATTCAAGCGCCATCATATACATGCGGATTCTATCTGGAACTGGATCTGGTCAAACTAGACGCGTTTTCTTCTATGCCAACTCTTCTGGAATCACGTTTGGCGCGAATACAATCTATGGCGTTGCAGTAACTGTCGACACGCCTCTCGACACTGACCCGGATTACACGTCCGAGATCGAGTTCTATAGAGTTGATCGGCTAGCGAGGATTTGCGTGTCCGATGAATTGGGGCGCGCGGAATGCTTCGCGGAATCCGACGGCGTTTCGTCTCCTATCTCAAGCTCTCAGACGGTTATTGACGGGCTATCAATAGTCGATCTTTCGTCGGAGTTTGGTACCGGCGAAGCGGTCGAGTCAATACAAAAAGTGACCCCGTACTCTGTTGGTGGGAGATCTGAGCTTGTCGACGGAATTTCAACTGCCGGGGAAACTCGGAAGTTTTCTGAGCGCGGCGAAACATCTACTGGTGTTGATTTCGATCACCACATAGACCTCGCTTGCTATGGGAAGGCAGTCTACCAGCAATTGATGAGCACGGGAGCGAAAAAACTTTATTTGCTGCTGTCATTCGATGGAAGCGCAGGATCCGATAGTTACGAAGAGTATTTCCCGCAGGTGTGGGGAACTGATTTTCGCGGGAACGTTCACCAAATATCTCTTGGCGTTGGCGGGACATTCAAGTTCCAGAACGAGGAAGCGAACGCGTTTTCGCCGACAACATCTGTCGATGGAGAGCGCGGAGGGTTTCAGCGGTACGCATACGAGATCCCGCTTGATGCACCGATCTGCTCGTACGAAAGCCTGGAGTTCGGGGTCATGCTTGCCCGCGACTCTGGAGGAGGGTCCGAAAGGGTTTTTCGCTGGCTCTCCGTCGTGTTTGATGGTACTGCGAAACTGATCGCACCGTACGAAGCGATCGCGGATATTGTCGGAGCATACATAAGGATCGCCGCGACGACGATAAGTGGGCCTGGTGCGCCGGGGTGCTATCTGGCAATCAATGGAGACACCTACTATCACAAGTCTGGAGATTGGGCGCAGATCTCTTCTGTTGTCCGATCCATTGAAAATCCAGCGGTAATGGAGGTGTATCTATCAACGATTCCATCGTGGCCGATTGGCAGCTATGCAGCAGTTCTCTCGCTTGCAAGCCCGACATCCGTTTTCGATCTCGTTGAGCGCGAGGTCGCACTTGCGCTTTCATTCGGCGAGGTATCGCTAGGCGGCGGGATCCTGGTTTCGTGCGACTCCGGAAGATCCTACAACTTGGCGCACTGGCCGTCTATCCCGCCTGGAGAGGTCGACGGGAACCGAATCACAGTTGCCAAACACGCCGCCACTGACATCATGTACCGCGACCTTGGACTAGTGACGGGAGACGTTGACCAGTCCTCGTTCGACGCCCTCGACAGCTCCGCGATCGCGGCGCTGATCTACGAGCG